GTATATTACGGAGATGAAAATGTTTCATTGGGTGCTACCCAGGATTTGAAACAAACCAATTCACTTGCACAGCAAATGATAGGCAATTACGGAATGGGCGAAGAATTGAAAACATTTTATAATGAAAACGTAGGAAGTGACCGAAACCCTTTCCTCGGAAGAACTATGGGATCGTCATATAAATATTCAGAAAATATAAAATCAATAACAGACAAAGAAACCTTAGAATTAGTTCGATCAGCTTACGAAACAGCCAAATTTTTATTATCGGCAAATAAAAAATTAACAGATAAAATTGTAAACGAACTTGTAGAAAAAAATACATTATACGCAAAAGATATATCGAATACAATTCACAATAAAACACTAGATAATTAATGAGATATGTACCATATTGCGGGACTAACGCTTTTTTCATTCAAATTACATATGAGAAAAAGCGTAAAAAATTGAATAGTAATTTTATAGAATTTGTTATGTTAAACAAATATAACATAACAAATGAATTTACATTTATTACCGAAACAATTACAAGATTTGATAAGTGAGTTTAATGTAGAACATAGACCAATAATGCGAGTAGTAATGGATGAATTAAACCACTATTGGATTTGGCGAAATGAGAACGATAAAGAATGCGATGTTTGCGGAAATAAAGCAAAAGAAGAATATTCAATAAATATATTATGGGAAAAATACCATTTTTGTGGAGAATATTGTAGGTATGAAAGAGAGTATTATTTACGTAAAAGCTATAGAGAGTATGAAAAACGTACAAAATTACAAAGATAAAAATGGGCGTTTTACACCTTTTCTCATTTCAAACGCCGGATTATTTTATCAAATAATATGTTAATAACATTTGTCCTATTGCTGTATAACACCATATAGCAGGTTGTTCGTGTATATTGTTTGTTATAAAAAAACCTAAATATGGTCCTATTAATAACATTGCCAAAAAAGGTTTTATTTGGAAAATAGTTAATACTGGTATAACCCACATGAAAAAGTGCAATCCTATGCTTGGAGTGAACCAATATTTTCCAGGAGCGCGCAACCTTACATTCCAAGCAATGTGTTTATTTCCTGAAAATGAACATGTTTTTTTACCACATAAAGGTTCGTTTTTATTATCACATAGTTCTTCATCTTTAACAAAAAATAACCAACTTACCAATAATAAACCAGCAAAAAACGACATATACAAAAATATAAAATTTGGTTTATTAGTAAATGCAAATAACCATATATTGAAAAATAGTGGTTGAAAACATATATGAATATATCCTATGTTTGTCAAAAATTTATTATAATTGTTATTACATTGGTCAATTACTTTATATTGAAAATATTGTAATATTTCCATAAGAGCAAAATACCCTATACCAATAGAAGCATATATATATTTTTTATTATAGAAATATAAACTTGATAAAATTCCAGTAATGCCAATAGCTAATGAAATATTTTCAGAAAAACACATATATATATATATATATAATTATTATATTTTACTCGGCGTTTGAAATGAGAAAAGATGTAAATAATATTTAATTATTTTGAATTTTTGAATTTATAAGTAAATTAAAAACTATCGTCTTTTCATCGATCTATTTTTTTTACCTCCATTACGAACAACAACACCATCGAAAACAAGATTTTTTTTACTATTACCACTTTCATCTGATAAAAAAATTTTACTTTTATTTTTTGATGAAGTTCGATTGCTAATCATTTTTCTTAAAGTTACAAAAGGATTTACAAAACCTAAATTTGTTAGAGTCCTTCTTTTACGCGTGGAATTTGGTTTATTCCGCAAACCTGGACCTAATGATCGAGGTTTCAAAGATCGTGTAGTTGATGACATTTATATATATTGTATATATTAATTTAATCTTTTTATATTATTATACCTAAGGTCGTTGAATTGGACGAAAATAAGTAAGGATCCATGCACCTAATAAGAACCACATAGACATAATACTATTACCACCATTATAAATAACCCATCTAAGCGCCTGACAGTGTGGCGAAGGAACTAAAAACGGTGTCATAATGAACCCCGCAAAAGAGGCAGGTACACATAAATAAACATGCAAATGGGAACATAAATAGAATATCGCTATCCATACTAAATAAATGCCAAATAAATTTATGAATGGTTTAACATATGCAAAGTATATATTAAACTTTATATTTATAAAATCGATGTCCATGTAACTAATCATACAAATATTACAATTAAATACAATATTTTTACAAGGATCAATTTTTAATTTTCTTGCAAGTCATCTGAAAACACAATGCATTTTGATTTGTATGTTTTACTAATATCGCGAAGACATTCATTTGCGTATTCGACAATAGGTTCAACTTCTTTCAATATTTTGTCTTCCCATTTTCCAGGTCGTGCTTGTTCCAAATGTTCAACAAAACGAAGAATAATGTCAGATACTGTTGTTTTCAAAACATCAATAATATTATGTATCTCTCTGAATTTCTCGCATTTTTTTTCATTTCTTTGAAGAATTGTCTTAAATGCATCTTCTGCTAGTTGATTGCGCATATATTGAATACGTAAATCTTCATTTCTGCGTTCGCGATTTTGAGTTGCGTATCTAGGTAATATGACATAATTCATATGAATCGTATTACGAACCAGCTTCTCCATATCTTCCTCGCATTTTTTTGACAATGGATTTGCTTGATGTTTAGTGTTTAATAAGTTACGTATTCTTGTATACAATCTATGATCTAGATCTCGGTGGCAAGGATTGTCGAGCGGATTACGCGGCACAGCATTACCGTTGCGACGCAACCATTCAAAATAATGAGGATTATGAACGTTTTGTTCAATTCTTCCTGTGCGCCAATTGAATGCAGTATGACATTGTGTGCACCACATCTGATCGCAACCCGAAATTTTAAAAATGCCAGTTCTGCAATTAGGACAGGGTTTTGTATCATTCGACAACAATTGGGCAGTAGCAAGTGTATCGGGATTACAAACATGTTCAGCATCACGAGTAATACCTTTTATCTCATGACAATCAGGACAAGACCATTTTTCACATATTCCGCATTTCCACTGGGTACTGAGAAACCCGCGACAATCGTTGTCTGGGCATGCGCGAATAAATTCCGATCGTTGATTTTGTGTTTGCGCTTGATTACTATACAATAATCTATGTCTTTCATTATTCAGTTCTGTTATTTTATTTTGCAATACTGCCATTCTATTATATATTCCACCAATTTCCTGACCTATTTTTTCACTTTTTATAATTCTTTCTACTCGAGGTTGAGTAGCAGGCATTAATGAACGTTCAATGTCAAAGAGAATTTCTTCACGCTTTTTTTTTAATTTTTTACTAATAAATACTGATGTAAATTCTTTACTAATGAATTGGCGTGTCCATTCACGATTGCATGGAGGATTCATACATTTACTGGTAGTTTCACCGAGAACATATGTTTCACAACATGTGCGGCAAGCAGCAAATTGACAAAAAGGACAAGAAACCGGTTTTCTTGTAGTTAAATTCAATTCATAATCGCAAATATTACAAACGGTCGACATTCTTTCACTTGTTATTTTATTTTAGCATATAAAATAACAATCAATTTTTTACGCCTTTGCGCATTTAAAATGCGCATGGTAACTGTTACTTTGCACTGATAAATCGCCCATTCTGGCACGATATAATTGTGCAAAGGTTTAACGAACGATACAAGACATTTTAAATTGTGTATCCCATTGTTCTAACAGGGTCATAGGAACTTCTGGTAACAGTGGATGTGCTTCCCAAAAATATCTACAAAAAGCCCATTGAAATTCATAAGTGTCTGTGTACAGTTCAGAATAATTATCTTTCAAAAACCGTTTCATTTTTTCAGGGAGCAAATCCAAATTACTTTTTGGTAATACATACGCCAATTGAGTAAAGGGTGAAAAAGGACCATTTGAATTTTCTAAGATAAATTCTGTTTCCAGACGAGGTATATAAGAAACCAAATCTATGAAAAGAGGCGGATAATGATAATGATAACTCCATTTCCAGTCAGGACAACCGCTAGAATAATATTTAAATGTCCATTCTAATCCTTCTAAATAATTATTACAAACAGATTTTTTTTCAACATTTGGTAAGAGAGTTTTATAATATCGGGATTCCCACCCGATTTCATCAGGACAAATATATTTTTCTTCTGCTCGATAAATAATCGGTGCATTTTGAAGTAATTCTTCCTTTTCTTTCGCATTGGATGGATGCGCAAATTGATATTTATCGAATTTATCTCGAATAAAATATTCATTTTTAATTAATTCTTGTTCTCGGTTGGCGATTTCTCGGACAAAATCCCCGAAAACTTTCCACTGAATTTTCCCTTCTCTAGAAATGAAAAAACGGTCTTTTATATTACCTACATGCAAACGATAAATATCCATAAGTACTTGTATTCCATGTGTGCGAATATTCAAAGCTGGAAAATGCGGCATAAAATCATTTCCTAACAGAAAACACATGAATACATAATCGTAAATACGTTGTTTATCATAACACAAACAATCCATTTCGGATAATAAACAATTCGAAAATGCGGAAATATCTAGAAAATATAAATTGTTCGTGTCATTGCCCGATTCAATATGGATCGAGTTTTTTATAAATTCAGGTGCTTCACGAAAAACATAAATGTTACTGTAATATCTTAGATGAAACATAGATAACATTATCAAATCGGCGTCAAGCCCATAAAGCGCAACAGTTTCATCGTTTTCACCAAAATTTCTCATATATTCCGTTATTTTATGTTCTCCCTCGCCGGCTTCATCGGAGCACGAAACCACGATTTTTTTGACTCCATATTTCAATTCTTGATTTTGAAATGCGTATGTGACACGTTTGGACAAATGTTCCATAAAATGCGTTCCTGGCGTAATAGAAGAAGTATCCCAAGATGTTTTTTTATCTATGAAGGGTAGATTTGACATATAATTACTTTTGTATCTACGCGTACGTTGCTGTTCCATCTTTGCAAAAGGCGCGACGCCATCAAATGCAATATAAACAGTATTATTTGGACGTATAATTTCAATGTATTTTTTTACATTTTCAATGACAATATCAATTATTTTATTCTCAAAATCTTCTTTGTCAAATTGTTCCGTTTTTTGAAATGAATATACAGCGTCATATATGATTGAATTACAATCTAAAAACAAACTATTCAGATTTTGCTCATTTTTGAAATATTCTATTCCGCGCACGATTTTTTCATAATTTCGAATTATATGTGAAAAATAACTTGGAATGCCCATTCTATAATATAAATAAAATTACGTTTAAATTGTTTTCAATTATTCACTTTACAAAGGTGTAAACCTTTGCGCATTTTAAAATGCGCATGGTAACAGTTACTTTTGTACTGTTAAATCGAACAAGAATGGGCGATTTAATTGTACAAAGGTGTAAACCAGTAATACAAATTGTATTTTTGTAATTTTTATTTTCAAAGCGTTTTTACATATATAATGAAAATAATAAACGGTGATATATATACATGAAAAAAAAAATGAAAATCGATAATTTATTACTAAAAAATATATTAATAGAAAAAAAATTAAATAATTTTGCCGAATTTATAAAGGAAAAAACAGAACATGTACAAAATATTATAAGAAATACTATTATTTCAATAAAAATGAATAAACTATATGGTATATTTAGTAATAACGAAATTACATTAAGTATAAATATTTTAAACGAACTTTATGAAAACACTTTACATATTGAAAATGCTAATGATACCAATTCGGAAGAAACAATCGATACATTGCAAAAAATAATTGATAAATTATCTATGGTAATATGCGGATTCGGTACAAAAAACATTGATGATTTATTATTTATAAGTTTTGGATCTGAATTTGTGAATATAAAAATAAACAATGAATATTTCAAGGAAAAATATGAACTTATAAGAAAACATCTACATCCTATTGGCTACAAAATTGTACATTGGAAAAATGGGAATTCAATTGATACAAACGAATTATGTTTATGTTCCAACAAAATGACTGAAAATATTATTCATCTCGAAAAATCACAAATGTTTGAATGTTTCGACATAGACAAACAATCTAAAAATTTTTATCAAAAAATGTACGGATTAAGAGTAGTCATACAAAACATTAAATCGAAAAAAACACTAATTATTAATGGTATAATTGATGATATACAACTTGAATGTTTCAGTAACATTTATATTAAAAAACGTATTGAAAATTTGAAAAAACGATTGGAATTATTGGATGGCAAAGAAAAGGATGTATATAGAAATATAATAGAAACGCTCACATTCAAAGAAATTTTGGTATATGGCGACGAAGATATATATAAAAAAATGATTGCAGTTTTTACAGAAACGAATATTATAAAAAACAACAAACTGAATATAACGATAAGTCGTTTCTTAGAGATGAATACATATAATCAAAGAAATCTATTGGTCAGTTTATTAATCAATCATACAGACAATGAATTACAGTATATTTGCTATTTATTGTATGATTTAATTTCTATTCATTCTATTGACAACGGAGATAACAATGAACAAATACAAATATACGATAGTTTTCCATGGAAGATTAAAAGTTTTTTCAAAGACATTATCAAATTTACGATACAATACACGAATGAAATGTCACAAAAATATGATATTAATAAAATATCATTAGAACAACAAGTTTATTTATTAAAGGTCGATGATAGCGTTAAAGAAAAAGCAATGGCAAAACTGAAAGAAGTGAAAACAAAGTCGGATGAATTGGGAATTAAAGCAAAACAATATCTCGAAGGACTGATCAAGATACCATTTGGTATTTACAAAGAAGAACCAATATTAAAACAGATGAAGGAAATAAATCAAATGTTCTCAAATTTGAGAGAAAAAACAATTGAGTTGACAAAGGATGATAGTATTATCAAAAAAGCAAAATACACAAACGTAGAAATTCTAAAAATATTGAATTATCTTAAAACATCTATACCAAAATATAGTCACGAGAAATTAAAACAATATATAACAGAAAATAATAATAAAACCATTGTTCCAAAAATCAATAAGATAAAGGAAGTTCTCAATTTGAATAAAGATGTTAAATTCAATTTACGATCGAAGGAAAAGCGCGTTTCTGAAATCTCCAATTATTTGAATAATGCAAAAGATAAAGATATATTGCGGTTATGTGATTTATTTCAAATATTCGAATCAAATTCCATTTCAAATGTATTCGAAGAAACAAAATTACTTCATAAAAAGGTATTATCGATAGAAAATGAAATGAATAAAATAACGGAAACACTAAATGATTCTATACATGGTCATAATCACGCGAAAAACCAAATCCTTAAAATAATTGCTCAATGGATGAATGGTGAAAGATCTGGTTATAGTTTTGGATTCGAAGGTTCTCCGGGAATAGGAAAAACTTCACTTGCAAAACGCGGATTAGCCAATTGTTTGAAAGATGAAAACGGAGAACCGAGACCCTATTCTTTCATTGCATTAGGGGGTTCGTCAAATGGAAAAACTTTAGAGGGCC